AGGAACCCATACTGTATATTTCACCCTGCCAAGCGGCCAAACATCACTTGGGTTTTATTCTAACGCTGGCGCACATACCTTGGATGACATCTCATGCAAGAGAGCAGGAGAAATCGCCGCCTACACGCCGAGGTCGATCAACGAGTATGACGGCAAGTGGTATGATGAGACTTCCAACGCTAACCACGGGGGTATTACTGGGGCGACTACGGTGGGTAACCCTCGTCATCACGGCACATTGCACGTTAAGGGTAAAACTACTGCTGGTATTGTTTTAGAGAACACCACGGCATCGTCTGACATAGATATAAATTATGCCAATGAAGCTGGGGATATTCAGAGTCGCATTCGCTATGACGAGGGTAACGGTAAGTTTCAGTTTTACTCTAACGCAGGGCAAACCCCAAGGCTGGAGATAGAGTACGGAGGTGCAACTGGTGGGTCGGTCAAGGCAACCTCTGGAACATCGGCCAACCTCAAGCAAGTTGCTAGGGTTCACACGGAGTCATTTACGTTGGCAACAACAGAAACATTTGAGGTCATCACCCATAATTTAGGCACATCGAACATAGTAGTTTCTGTTAGGACTGATCCCGGTAATGGGGTCGGGGAAATCGTTGAGGTAGCAGTTAACACGGGAGATGAAAACAACGCCACCGTTACGAACAAATGTACGCTGCGCTTTGCTTCTGCGCCAGCATCTAACACCGGGTATATGGTTACAGTAATAGGCTAATGGCATCTAAAAAACAACACGCAGCGATAGACTTCCAAGGCGCAGCCACCATTAAGATTGGTGGAGCGACTACAGCATCACGCTATCTAGGAACAAACAGTAGTGGGAACCTTGAATGGAAAACAGCTACGACAAGCTCTGGCCCAAGCGGAATGGCAATCACCAGAAGGGCAACTGCCTCTGCTTCTAGCGGGGCAATAACGCTATCTGGTTTTTATAGTTCAGCGTTCCCTGCTTACAAGATTGTCGGCACGGGAATATACGCTAGTAGTAATCAATGGAGTGCTGGCGCAGGCGGCGATCCGCAGTTCCTCAAGGTGTCACTCGGTTCTTCTTCTGCATGGCTGAACACATCTTCCTACGATGATTACAAGTGGCACATGATAATGCAGTACCCTAACTACAACGATAGCCAAGTGTTTACAGACGATGATGAAGCCGCTGACGGAACCACGCTGAGAGAGTTTAGAAACCATAAATACAACATCTCAACCACACCATATTGGAATCGTTTCTGGAGAATTGGAAATCTTTATAACGATGAATACCAAACAATGAATTTTGAGATGAACCTTTATGGGTTGCCCACATTAGGCGAAGCAAGTTTCGCAAACTCAAGGGCATCCTGTCACTTCACTTGTAAATCCGTCAACAGAGATGCGTGGTTTGAGGCTGGTAACACGGGAACAGTCACAGGAACGCCCATGTTCAGCGAGGTAACATCAAGTGGAATGTTTTCTGTAGATGACTCAGCCGACATAGATATCACTAGAATGAAGTTTGAGGCGGGGTCAGGTACTTTAAGCGGAGGAACAATTTCGGTCTACGACATATCGCACACTAACTAATGACCAACATCGTGGAACAACTAGGAGGGCAGGAGGCTATGGAAGGTATGGCCCGTAACCTCATTGGTGAGTTCGGCTGGATTTTTCTAGCTGGAGTTGCTGTGCTGATGTTCCGCGAGTTGGTGCAAAATTTTGCCGCAGGGCTGAAAGTGTATTTCAGCAAACAATGGGCAGTGGACGAGATAGTTTTTCTAAACGGAAGACAAGCTCGGATCGCACGGATCGGTTTGACCGAGACAGTTTTCTATATGGCAGATCGTCAGTCCACCATGCGGGTCGAAAACACTTCTTTGTCCACGTTGATTTGTGAAAAGATTTTAGCGAACCATCAACCTGAGTATCTCGTTAAGGGTTCGGAAAAATTAGGGCCAATGAAAGTTGAGATTGTGAAGCCGCCAACGAGGAAACGAAAATGAAACGATGGATGATAATAGTCGGGCTGTCTGCATTTGTGGTACTCATAGGTGCGGGATGCCAGAACATAAAAACGGTGGAACTAGATTTCGGTGGGCTGGATGTGGAGTATTATCCCAGTCACCCATCCCAAGAGGAGAAAAGCATATTTGATTTTGGCACAGTTACTAATCGTCTTAACGCAGTCCCTGCAAGTTGGGACGGCCCGTTGCTGATGCCGATGAAACGAACAAATAAATAATTATGGCTAACATAACATATCAAGTAAATAGATGGGACGTAAGTTGTCAGTCGGCTGACCCAACTAAAGTCTGTAGCGTGATTCTAGGAGTAACTGCCACGGATCAAGTAAGCGGCATAAGTGCCTACAAGGATGAAAGGATAACAGTACCCTGTCAGGATTTATCTGAATTTGAGGAAGGTGCAGAGGCTTTCATAGAAGGTGTCTTAGGCAGTAATGGGTGGTACTTGGAATTGCAGACTCGCATTGCTGACCAGATGACTGCTCCTGTGGCTGCTCCAAATGATCGGGTACAACCTGACTTTGGTGGCATGACTATCGGAGATGGTTACCAGAACCTCCCCGGTGAAGGTGAGGAGTCATCTGAGGAAGAGGAATCTCCAGCCGAGGAAACAACTGATAGCGGAGAGGAAGAAGAAGCTGAAGAGGCTGAAGAGGAGTCCACAGAGGAGGCTGCTGAAGGAGAATAAAAAAATGCACTGCAAAAACCCTTTATGTTTTGAGGACTCCTGTAACGGGGAGTGTGAAGCGGGAGAGGAGAGGGTTTGGCCTTGGTATAGGTATGAGAGCAAACAAGAGGCACAGGCAGAAACCGAAAAGGAGAAATCGGACGGGTTGTCGGAAACCAAGACGTTCTGCTAAAATTAGCACGCTTATGGCTGATCAGAGCAAAGAGCAGACGCAGACTGCTGTACAAATTCTGCTGAACGCCGCCTCTCAGGCTCGCCTGACGAGTGCGGAACACGACCAAGTTCGTCAAGCGGGGCAGATTGTTGCCACGGAACTAGGTTTAGTTGAGGGCCAAGCCCCAGAAATCCAGACACCAGAACCAGTTGAGGTGGTGGAGGGGTAATATTAGGTGAACTTGATGGAGGACATGAAAGTCCTGACCTCGGCTGGGGTCGGGCTGGGAAACTGGATGCTGCAAATTGACGTAATACTGCACGTTGCAATATCCGTTGCCACACTGGCCTACATCATCCTTCGCATTCGCAAGCTCGTTAAAGAGACTAAATGAAAAAAACTAAATACATACTGTTAGGGGCGTTACTGCTGTTTGCAGCTAATGCCAGAGCCGATGGGCTTTTTGGCGCGAGCCTTAAACCCGATCCAAATGTAACCCTGTTCGGTCAGAAGGTAACGTGGCCGATCCCCAGTCTTTGCTTAGGTGCTAAGGCTGGCGTCATCCCCAACGCTGGGGTTAGCCCAGAGGGGCTGGAGTTTAAAGTGCCGTATTTTGCGGTGAGTCTCCCGTTCCCTTCTCTAACGCTAAAGGTTGGTAAAAACAGCCCTGAGGTTGAGGTTAAAATTGGTTCGGTTGACAAGGCTGAACACAACCCAAAGGAGGGCGAATAAATGCTACGCTCAAAAACCACATGGACAGCCTTGACGGGTGCTTTGGCCGGGATAGCTGGCTACTTCACTGGCGAATTAGAAATGGGGGCTGCGGTTAACGTGGTTATTACCAGCTTGCTGGCCTTGTTTTTAAGGCATGGAATAAAGAAAACAGAAGTGGCTGTTAAAGGGGAATAACCTTTATGGGAATCCTCAGACTAATAGCTTCAATTCTCAAGGCCGTCCCAGTTTTGGGGCGGCTTTTTTTGAGGCTGGCCGACGAACAGAAGGAGAAAAAAGCACAGACTAGATATGAAGAAAAGTTGGATCATATTGACGATGCTGTTGACAAGTATCATCGCGCCGGGGTGCGTGACGGCGACAAGGCTGAACAACGTGGAGAACCTGACGCAGCACCCCCAGTTCCCGACAGCGGCCAGAGAAGCCCCGGTGTGGACAAAAGCGGCCCTAAGAAAAGTAGCGGAACTAGAGTACGAGCTAGAAAGAAAGTGAAGAAAGTGAAGAAAGTGAAATCATACGCACCAGTGAAAAAGAAAAAGGGTGGCAAGAAGAAGTCTATTTAAGGCTCCAAAGATTAAAGTGGGACGGCGGTTAACCCAATTCTTCCGCTTTTCGGATCGTTGGAAATCTCTAGGTCGGCTGACATTTCACCGATCAGTGCGTAGCTGAGGCTGTCAAAGCTATGTTTATTGTCATCGTTAATGACATATTGCCCGACAGATTTGCCTTTTCTAAGGAATTTCATCATATCAATCGTTCGATGACAGTGTGCACTAATGTGTAACCTGTTGAGCATTAGT